CCGCAGCAGTAGAAGCATCCAAAGCAGTGTTTGAGTTGCCTGTGGTTGTAGAACCAGTAGACGTGCTCTGAACAGCAGCCAAATAGATGTTTGAGCCCAAAGCAGCTTGGGTCAAAGAACCGTCAGCTTGTGCTTGGAAAACAGCGCGGTCGTCATCAATAACGTATGCAGTAATAGACGAGCCATTCACAGCAGCTGTGTTGGCAGGGTAGTACTGCGAGTACATTGTTTGACCTTGAGCATTCACGAAGGAGCAGCCGACGAAAACGCCGATTGTGCCTGCTGGGAATGGTGTGCTGTCATCGCCATTTGTGGTAACGATGTTGATGTAACCTGATGTATTGATACGAACAATCGAACCATTGAAAATGTTCGTGTTGTAACCAGCAGGGTCAATCAGGAACTGTCGAGTGCTACCAGCGTATGGTAGGCCACCCAACTCATTCACGGCGCGAAGGCCGTAGGGAGAAGCGGTAGATGCCATTTAAGGACTCCTAAGTTTATTTAGAACCAGAACCAAACCCACCACGCGTTGTTGTCGACTTGCGTTCGGCAAACAGCGGCATACGTGGATCGTTTTGTCGCATGAAGTTGTTGTCAACTGAGTCCATCTGGTTTTGAGCTTGCTGGTTGTAGTACTCATCACGGGCTTGCGCTTTTTCGGCGAGCATCTTGCAGAGCATGAGGCCACCAATTTCCACGTTCCCGTTCTTTTCGTTCCCCATCAGCATCAATTCTGGATGGTCTTCTGCCTTCACCGGCGTCCAACCCTCACGCATTTTGCGAGAAACGTTGGTCACTTCCGCTTGGCCAAGTACATGTGTCGCTACCCAGCGATACACATAGCCCGGTTCAGGCGTTGGGTCAGGCAAGTTTGTCGGCGGTACGTATACAGCACGAGCAGTTTTTTCGCGTGTCGTTAGATCACGATTTTTGCGGTCAATAGTTTCAGCCATTTCAGTTCTCCAGTTTTGCTACTTGTGCAGCGTATTGCTGCGGGGTTAAACCTAATTTTTTAGCCAACGCAACTTGCGTAGTAGTTAGCTTAATTTTTCCAGCGCTCGTAGAACGCGAGACAGAGGCAACCACTGTCGTAGGCTTCTTTTGAACCTCACCAGACCTTGGCTTGTCTTCGCTCTGACCAAATAGATCAGGGAACGTTGACTTCATGCGAGCATCAATTTGCTCGAAGTATTCAGCAGAGCGGGGATCCACTCCGTTTGTGACTAGCTTTTGATGCAGCCCTAGTGCGTAGCTGGTGTATTCCTCAAACCCTTGTTGCCCGAACCACTGGTTTTTTGCCTGCCAGCGCAGAGTCTTTTCGTCGGGCTCAACCCGTGAAGGTTGGGCTTGAGGTGTTTGTACCTCAAATTTTTCTTCCTGTAAAGGGGCAGGACGATAATTTTTTGTTTGTTCGACTTTAATCTTTGCGTCCATCACCTCTTCTTGAGCGGCAATGATTGCGTCGGTGTCGTAGGACTCTTGAGCTTCTTTGAGTTTGCGACGGGCCATGGCAAGTTCTGCCTCGGCTTTGGACTTCGCACCTTCAATGATGGCTTCTTGTCCTGTGTAAACGTTTTGCTTGAGGCGCTTGTTCTCCTCAATCAACTGCTGTGCTAGACGCTCCAGCTCTTGCTTCTCACGCATCGTGGCTTCTTTAACACGGCGCTCGTCATGGCGGGCGTGGGTCAGCTCTTTAATACGTGATTTGACTTTGTCGGAATACGACTCAATTTCTTCATCGGTTGGATCTGCAACTTCCTTGTCCAAAGGCTTGCGGCCTCTGTCCTGCGGAGGTGTGTCATCCTCTACTTCGATGGAGACTTCCCCACCATCATCAATCTCAATCTCAATTTCAGGGGGGTTCTTGTCCTCGATTTCGTCGGGGAACTTGAACTCATCTTTTATAGCCATGTTCTTCCTTTCAAGCGCGGGTCAGGCCGCGAGGGTCTAGCACAACAGCATCAACTTGGTCATCGTTGATGAGACGGAACTCCTTGCCAAAGATCTTGAATCTTGTGCCGGAGTAAGTGCGAACCAAGACGAAGTCTCCTTCTTTACACCATGCTCCGTTGGGGAACTTGGCAGTGTCTTTGTACGCATCGGGACCTACGCGCAGCACGAACAGCACCGTGGTGGCATGTTCTTCTTGACGTAGTGTGGCGGTATCTCTCACGAGATCCAGTGATGTACCTGCAATCTTTGTATCGACTTCAGGCACGACGCAGAGCAACTTCCAACCTGTGGGGGTAGGCAGTGCACCTGCTTTTGTCTCGTTGTCATCTTCAGCTTCCGGTTTGTCCAGTGGCTGAATATGGGGCGGCAACGAAATACCGGGGGGCAAAATCAATCCTGATTCACTCATTGGATTTCTCAACTTTCTCAAGCAGGTCAAGTAGATAACGCTCTGCAAGGGCTAGACCCGAAATAATCCCGCAGAGTTTTTGGTATTCCTCAAATGATCGACACGCACCCCCAGCCAAGTCATCGGCATAGTTGTTCATGTCTGTACGTAATTTGTCGCGCAATACGTGTGCGAAGTCTTGAATCATTTCTTAGAACCTTGGTTCCTGCCATTTTGCAGCGCAGCAGTTCGCGCTTGTAGAGCCATCTGAGCTTTACTCTTTGCGATGTCAGCCCCCATTTGGAGACCGGCACGTTCTTGTTCAAACTGTTGCTTGAATTCGCTCTCTTTGATTTGCGCACCTGTGCGAAGAGCGTCCAACTCTAGTTTGCCGCTGACTTCTTGCTCTTTCAAAGCCTGTGCATCGGCCTTGGCAGCAGCGTCCATCATGATCTTTTGTTTCTTCAATTCCAGCTCTTGTTGCTTGATCTGAAGTTCCTGCATCTGCATCTGCAAGACGGGGTCTTGGGCTTGTTGCTGTGCCTGCATCTGTGCGGCCTTGGCCTGATCCTGCATGAGAACTTGCTGAGCCGCTTGAGCCATCATGCCCGACAAGGCAATCTCGATCTGCGGTGGTAACTTCTCGTCTTCGGGAGGCAGGGGCATACCGAGCTGCTGCTCGATCTGCTGGCGCATCTTGAAGCCGACGTGCTCTGCAATGTGCGCAGTGATTGCGCCCATGATCTTGGCCGCTTGTGGGTTCTGACCAATGAACTGCTGAATCATTGGGTCCTGCACCAGCATCATGTGCACTTGGATGTGTGCGTCGTGATTCTGATGCAAGAACGCTTTCATGGGCGTACCTTTGAGCGCGTTCTGGTTCTCTTGCACGGGGTCGATGGGCTTCATGTCCTCTTCGATTGGCACAAGCTTCTCAGCGTTTTTAATGCCCAACACGTTGAGCATGCCACGGTGCAACTCTGGCAAGTTGTAAATATCCGGAGCCATCTGCGCCATCTGGATCACAGCTTGGTACTGGATCACACGCTGGCTCATGGTGGCCGCGTTGGGGTCGGACACGGGGATGATGTCAACCAAGTCGTAGTCAGCCTTCTTCGCTTTACGGCCACCGTACTCTGGTGTGTACTTGTAGTCCGCGTCGGTGTAGTCGCGGATGATGTTCTTCAAAAGCTTGAACTCTTGCTTCAGTGCAAAGTGCACACGGGCCTGAACAGCCGTCATCACCTTTAGCTGGCGCTCCAACAACGCGAGCGTTGTGCCCACGGGCGCATTAGCGCTCATGTCAGACACCTTCATGTCAGCAGTCGCGGCAAAGCGACGGCCTTCATCAACGATGGTCTGCATCAGGTTATACAGCGTTGCGCTTGGCTCCTTGTATGGAAGCGGCAGAATGCTGTCGCGGATGTTGCCAGAAGCTACATCGACGTCTCGCCACTCTCCCGGGGCAATCGGCGTGTCATCACCTTTAATCCGAAGCCCTCTGGACTTGAGGCCGCCGGGAAGATTAGATAACGTTCCTGCGTCAACCAATTGACGCATAAGGCTAGTGGCTGACTTGGCAAAACCGCCGATGAGGTGGAAGAGTCCAAAACCATAAGCTCCAAATCCGGGGATGTACTGGTAGTGGACGAAATGCTGTCGCTTAAGTCTGAGTTCATCATCTTCATTCCAGTTGCGGCGTATGGACAGAATGTCATTTGTGCCCTTAATGATGGTTACAACGTATGGCAACATGATGCCGGTCTCTTCACCGTCCTCTGTCATGTCCTCGTACCCGTCAAGGTTCAAGTCCACGTGGCACTCATACAAAGTGTAGCGGTCGTCGTTCAGGTCATTGAAACCTGTCTCTTTGTCTTTGGCTTTCTGAATGTCAGTGCGGTCTTTGGGCGCATCAGGCAGCTCGATGTCGAGGTAGAAGCCAGCTTGCTGAAGCTTGATGATCTCGTTCTTTGTCTTACGCATGACGTGCGTGATGCGGTGGCAAGTGTCCATGTCTGTCGCGCCGTATGGCAACAGCATGTCCTCCGCAGGGATAAACATGGAGACCTGACGGCCAAGACCGGGGTCGTAGTACACCTTTTTAAACGCTGAACCTGTAGCTGGCAGCGACCAGAGCATGCGCTCGTGCTCAGCCCGGTACTCGACCATGTTCTCTGTCAACTCGTAGTTCATGTCGTCCTCGACATTGATCGCAATCTCACGAGTCTCAGGGGTCTCTTTGCCAAGAATCTTAGTACGGACAGGACCCTGCGCAGGGAACGTCTCTGTAATTGTCTCAGCTTGGAAGCGCACAACAGCTTCGGTAATCATCGGGTGGAATACACCGCATGCGCCTTGCCATGGCTCAGTGCGCTCTTCAATCTGCAGGCCCAAGAGCTTGAGACCATCAACGTAAGTCTTCTCCCACTCTTTGCGTGAGCCCTTGTCGTTGTCAATGTCAGCAACCAAGTCACCGGCCAGCGACTGCAAGGCACCATCGTCTATGTACTCGGCCAAGTTGTCACCGAAGCCTTCTTCATCTTCCTCGCCGGGGCGGATGGACAGCTCTAAACCGTCCATGTCAATGTTGACTTCTTCGGGATCAACAATCTCGATTTCAATTTCGGATTCGCCCTGCGCTAACTCTTCAATGCCAGTCGGTTGCTGGTACAGCGCTTTGTCGATGTTCGTTGCCATGTGTGTTCCTAGTAGTATTCGTACTTCTTACGGCGGAAGAACTGGGGTTCGTCCTTCTCATCCGAGTCCAAAGAAATAAAGCCGCCTTGCCTAAAGCGTAGCAGCGCCTGTGTTGTCGTATCCACGAAGTCGTCGTGCTCCCCAACTGGGAACGCCGCCATCTCCTCAATCACCTCGCGTGCCCAGCGTGTGTCGGGTGCCCAGACTTTACCACTGCTGAATAAATCCGCAACTGCATTCACCCGCACCATCTTGTCGTTACCACGGGACGGGCTGAACTCCTGCACAGGTATGCCCATGTTGCGCAGTTCCTGAATTAGCGGCGCTCCCGCCGCTTTTTTCTCAACAATAAAAGCATCAGGCTCCCACTCTTTGTAGTGCTTAAGCGCAACAGTTTTTAATTCGGGGAACGCCATCCTGTCTTTGAAGGCGTCGAGCAAAATGAGCTGGGGCGTGTCGTTTTCTTCCTCGTTGTAGAAGATACCCCACGTTGTGCAGGCGCTGTAGTCGGAGTTGTTCTTAGTCTCAAAGGCTGTGTCCCATGATTGAATGATGTATTCACACGTTGGAGGCTCGTCCCCCTCCCAGATCCGCCACATTTTGCGTGAGACGATGGCAGAATTCTCGGATGTGGGCTGCTGCATGTACTGCGCGTTCCAATACCGGGGATCAAGCGACGCTTTTGTAGCTTTCAAGGAAGCCAACGGCCACTGCTCTGGCCAAAGTGACTTCTCTTGCTCCGTATCTTCGTGCAGGATGGCGGGCAACTCCACAATTTCCCATGGCACAGCCTCAGGGTTCCTCGCTTGGTACTCAACCAAGCGCCCAGTCAGGTCAAGCAGCGACCAACGCGTCATGATGACGATGATCGCACCCCCCGGCATCAAACGTTGTAGCGGTCCGGTCTGGAACCACGACCATGCGGTATCAAAAGCCAGTCGAGAGTTTGTTTTAACATCCTGTTCCGAGTGAGGATCATCAATAACAAACAAGTCAGCACCACGACCAGCAAGAGCGCCGCCGACACCAGCAGCATAATACTGACCACCAGCGCTTGTAGACCACTTACCAGCAGCTTTTTGGTCGTCTGCCACCAAAGTTTGGGGGAAAACTTCACGATATTCCTCCGAGTCAATCAAATTTCGCACGCGCCGACCAAAGTCCTCAGACAGACCCGCTGTGTGCGTGCCCATGATGATCTTCTTGTTGGGGTACTTGCCCAGAAAATACGCAGGGAACAGGTAAGAGCTGAACTCAGACTTGCCCATACGTGGCGCGATGTTGATGATGACCCGTTTTTTCTTGCCCTCCACGACGTCCGTGAAGATTTTGGCAAGCTTGCGGTGGTGCGGCCCAATCTTAAACCCGGGGTAGACCGCTTGGGCAAAGCCCAGCAT